CGTTAGGATTCCTTAACAATTCAGATTAGTAATCCAAATCATTGACAATACTCTCGCAAGTTTCCACGTTATCCCTGCAGAATTGTCGGACATAACCGTGGACATCAACCTCATACGTGTGATGAGCTTTGGTGTGGATGAATTCAATAAACCCTAGTGTCCCTACAATTGCTAAGTTCAGTAAGGTGAGGGGGTGCCAGAGATAGCGCATCAAAAAAGGGGTCCGAAGACCCCTGTATTATAGCACGTTGTCAAGTGAATCAGAAGGAATACTTCAGACCCAGTTTAGCACCGTAGCCACGGTCGAGATCTTCGTCACCAGAACCGACGAAGGACACCTCACCATATGCTCCAAGTGCATCGGTCACTGCAAAGCCGAGACCTGCCTTACCAGAGGGGACAGCATCAGCGTCACCACCGTCAGGAGTCAGGATAGTAGCACCGCCCTGAACATAGTACGAACCACGCTCGCCAAGAGCGTCCTCGTAGCCCAGGTGAAGATCTGTAGCGGCACCGTTGTACTCGGAACCAGTCCAACCTGCGTTGGTTTCCACGTTAACGTAGGGTCCTGCGAGGGCAGCACCAGGGGCAGCGAAAGCGGCAGCTGCGGCGGTAGCAGCGAAAGCAGTTTTGATCATTGTTTTGTGAATAGGGTTTACTTGCGGAATGGTTACCCGCAGATGAAAGAGGATTCGACAGTCCTCGTGGTGTAACAAAAAGTTACGAGTAGTTATTTATGCTCAGTAACTTTTTCAAAGAAGTACGGGTTTTGCCCACCGAAGATGTGCTCCCCGTCCTTCGTGCCGTAATCATAGCACTCGATGGTGTCTTCTGTCAATCTAAAATGAGACTTGACTTGAGCACCACGGGCAGTACAAAGAGGACTGCCCTTTCCGACCCACACCTCAAGGCGGGGGTCGTAGACGCAAAGCATATCACAGTTCTCGTTCCTTGTCCAGTCACTTAGGTAGTTCCTAACCAGGACTTCAGTGTCCGAGAAGTAGACGAGATCGTGATAGCGTTCACGATAGATCCTACCGTCATACACATACTTCTGCACAACGTGGATAGACCCATCCTGAGACAGGTCATAGTTCAGCTGAACGTGAGAGTAATCAGTGGGACGTGTCTGAGCTTGTTTTAGATTGTCCCACTTACCAATCAACCAGTCTTTCATCCTCCAGGTCTTACTGTAAGGTTATAGCTGACGATAATCTTATCGTCGGTGTCTTTGTTTGGTTGTGTCTCGTGTTCCAACCAACCAGGGAACATCAATAGTGTTCCTGTCTTAGGTTCAACATCAAAGTCTTTTGATGTCTGAAAAATTAGGTTCTCATCAAAGAGATGATTAACCAAAGGACCAATAGGATTGAAGAAAGTGATGGGTCCTGCAAGAGGAGGTTGCCTGAAATAATATGCACCACTCACCATAGAGTTACTATGTGTATGACGTGGGATATAAGCTCCAGGTTCATAAACAGTCCACCAAGCTTGGAAGTTGGAGAACTCGATCGTGTCACAAAACTGCCTGTATGTGTCATACAGGTTCTGCATAATATGTCGCATCAAAGGTTTGTACCGTTCCTCTTCAAAGAGGTTGATATCATAGTACGATGTAATACCGTGCCTATGCGGGTCAAACGTTTCAGCGTTGTCTCTTGAGTAACCACCCTTATTCAGAATCCAATCTCTATCCTTGTAGATAATGTCTTCTATCTCACGAAAAGGAGGTGGATTGGTGTCCACCTCCAAGACGGAGAATACATCACGGGTGTGCTTCTTCATCCGAGTTTAATAGTGTCCGATCCTTCTCCTCCAGTGATAACAGTATCACCAAAAGAAATCACATCTTCACCAAGACCATACCCATAGTCTACAGGTTGTGCTGCACCCCAAGAGCCGAACTCTTCGGGAGCATAGAACATAGAAGAGGAGAACGAAATAGTATCGTTTACTTCTACGTGCTTGTGATTATCAGCGATGTGACGCAGACCGAGGTAGTGTCGCCACAGTTCAGCAAGGGTATTTGTTTCTTCGTTAGTATTAAGACCGTGAATAACTGCCTCTTTGGCAGCGTCCACGGCAGACTTGTACTTAGTGCAACTCATTAGAATACTCCACTTTCGATAAGCTCTGCTTCAACAGAATCCAGGATGATATTATAATCATCTTCTGGGTCATCATACAATTGGACGCCACGATCTTCGTAGTAACGAATCAGCTTCTGATAGAGACGAGGATACTCTTCATCGAGAGTAATGTCACCAGAAACTGCAGCTGTCAACTTACTAAGATCAGATTTGAACTTAGTTGTCAACGACGATTTACGCACGGACATTGTTTTGAATTTGACTTTGATATTATAGGGGGAAGGAGGGTCGCTTGTCAACCCTCCTAATAATTTATCAGCAACCGTCGTCGTGGTTGCAGTAGAGATTATACAACTCCTCATCACCTATATCCTGTATCTCTTGGCACAGTTTATTAACTGGCACAGCCATCACACCTCTGCCATCAGGTTGTCGGATGAGAAACTCCTCCCCAGCTTCGATCCTATCCATATAAGTATCGAAGTCTTGCTCGAACTGTTCTACTGATACTTCAATCATTCATCAATGCTGCCCAATCGGCATTAAATTGTTCTAACCCTTTGTCGGTTAGGATATGATTATACATTGCATCGAAAGTTTTCAGAGGCATTGTACACACATCGGCACCATTGTACCAGGAGCGTACTGCTCGATGCACTTCGCGAATAGAAGCTGCCAAGATCTTAGTCTGCACTCCGTGGCGGCAGTAGATCTCAGAGATAGAACGAACCACCTCAAGACCAGCAATACTCTGATCATCTAGACGACCCACAAACGGAGACACATAAGCAGCACCTGCTTTAGCAGCTAGGATCGCTTGTGCAGCGTTGAAAATCAAAGTCACGTTTACTTTAATGTCCTGCTCAGAGAGCACTTTACAGGCGACCAGACCGTCCACTGTGCAAGGAACTTTAATCGTGATAGCAGGACCAATGCTGAGATAGTCTTCTGCCATAGTGAGCATCTCATCAGCTGTGTCTCCTGACACCTCTGCAGAAATACTAGCGTTGGGATCATCTTGGAAGATTTCTTGGATCTCTGAGATGACATTAACTGGATCTCTACCCTCTCTAAGCATCAGGGTAGGGTTGGTAGTCACACCGTCAATCAGACCTGTGTAATACCGCTTACGAATCTCCTCTACATTAGAGGTATCAAGAAAAATTTTCATCATTGTGAGTCCACGAGTACCATAGTTTACCAGAAACAGCTGCGTTTGGGTCTCTCGATGTGCAAAAGCAATCAAAGGCAGCACTTATACGAAGACCCTCCCCCTTGTACGATCGTACAGCGTGGGGGAGGGACGGAGGGAACAGCGTAAATTGTCCAAAAGAGTTGGGCACATCAGTTTTTTGCCCTCCTAAGATATATGTAGTCGATGTAGGTTCTTCAGAACCTAGAAATATATTACCTGATACACTTTGAGGGTTTTCATTGTAATCATCAGGTGTGCCGAAGTGAACGTGGGGATAGATTTTATTCTTATCCCTGAGTATATTACCCCAGGATTTAATTTTCATCTCTTCCCCAGGCACTAAGCTGAGATAGTCTGCAACAATTTTTTTGATAAATGGCAGACCATATGTCCACCATTCTTCATTGTCTTCTAGAAGATTATAATAGAACTGTTTGCCAGTAATCTGATCTTCTGGATAGTTGAATACAGACTTACCTAACTTTAAAATAGTTTCTTCAGAGTCGAGTAAGCTTTCACGAAGTATCTGTGCAGTATCTTTATCCATTTGATACTGCTTGATACCCCATTCATCTAGTTTCAAAGTTCATCCTCCTGATCTTTCTCTGTCTTCTGTTCTCTTGGAATTGTTTATCATCTTGAGATAAAACTCCAGGAGTTTCTCCAGACTGAAACTTATCCTGAGATACTATTTCGATGAGAGAGAGGTCGTTACCTGCAATAGTACTGCCAGTAACAGTAGACATATTAGGACAACCACAACATTTGGTTTCGATAGTATAACTAGTTAGCTCTTTTCCACACTGTTTGCATCTAATTGTAAGCATTTTACTTTTTCCATAGGAAGCTGAAAGGACACTTAGACTCCTCTACATCGTTCTTGATTAAAGCCCAAGACTTCTTAGGTAACCAGTTTTTCAGTCCGTGATTGACTCGGAACTGTCGTGCCACCCCTGCAGGGACATCTTCTTTTCTCTCAAGTTCATATTTATGATCCTTAGCACCACGGAAACGTAACATATACAGAGGAGTACCACGTGGCACATTGACTGTCGGAGCGTGGCAGATGAATGCGCCATTGATAGAACGATACCAGCGACCCAATGGGAATTCAGCTGCAATCAATTCCATACCAGTCTTGTGATACAGTTCAGGGAAGGGAACCAGTTCCACCCAGATGTTTTTATTACGAGGATTCTGTGGCCATACCATCATACTCTGTGCCCACTGCACAACTAGTCCAGCTTTATTACTGTACGACATAGCACCCTGCTTCATATCCCTGGTGTGACCCTCTTGGATATACAAATAGTCCATAGATCTATCCAGGGGAAAACTAGCTGATGTCACCAGTCCTGTCTGCTTATCAAACTGAAAGTTGATGTCTAGTTGATTGAATACAACATACGTATCTTGCCAGTAAGCTTTCCAAGCAGGACATCTCCAGTAACTATGCTTCTCGTGTTGCTCCTTAGCATACTCTAGGTATGGTTTAGGAGCAATAAAATACTCAGGGATATTGAGAGGATGTTCCATATCCGTTTGTTGCGCAGAGTTATTCGCTTTGACACTCTGGTAGTTTGGATTGTAAAAAAGTTTAGTCATCGGAACATTCTAAAGGGACACTTCTTTTCTTCTACATCATTCTTGATCAGATTCCAAGATACACCTTTGACCCATTGCTTCAAGCTTTGATGCTGATTGAGTCTCTTCTGCAAATATTTTGGTGGACCAGAGAAATCTTTCCATCTCCTTAGATCATATGCATTATTCTTGGCACCTCTGAACCTCATCGTGTATAGAGGTTGTCCTCGTTTAATTTCAAACTTAGATGAGTGAGCTTTAAATGCACCATTTGCAGGTCTACACCACCTACTAAAAGGATACTCAACATTCAAAAATTCCAGACCAGTCTTATGGTACAAGTCAGGATGTGCTGCAAGTTCTACCCAGATATTTTTCTGCTTATCTGGCAACCACATAAACAAACTCTGTGCCAGCTGAAATACTAGGTAACCATTGTATTCACAACCCATCTGAGTGCTGCTGAAGTGTCTATTAGATCCTTCATTAATAAGCATATACTTATTAAAATCTTGCAGCGGGAAGTTTGTATTACTGATTAAACCAGTTTGTTTATTGTATTCAATCTTTAGATCAATCTGATTGTATACAACCCAGGTCTGTGACCAGTAACTCTTCCAGGCAGGACACTGCTGGTAACTACGATCAGCGTGTCGTGCTTGTTCAGCTTCCAACATACGTTGGGGAGGAATAAAGACACCCTCATTATGTAAAGGATGATCCCAAATATCGTCACGTCCACCAGCGTTCTCAACGTAACCAACAGGAACGTGATTCAGAGGTGCATAATTAATCTTCAGTGCCATAGTTCTCGTATTTCAGTGCGACGGAGTAACGAATAGTTTGTGTAAAGGGTGTCGATCTATGCCATATCTTGCCGTCAAAACAAACAGCTCTGTTGGGTAGGGGCAGAATACCTGTGGTGTGTGTCTCTTCCCAGAATTCTGTACATCCACCGTCATCTCTAGTCCAATCTAGATGGGGGTAGTATAGCACAGTATAAGCTGGTATACGTGGATCCATTAGATCTTGATGCCAGTATCCTGGTTCGTTAGGTTGATATCTATTGACATACATTCTCACCAAATCATACCCTTCTAGGACAGAGAAGTGTTTTCTAGAAGCTTCGTCAAGCATACTGTAGTATACTTCATCTTCTAAGATATTCTTTGATAGTCCTACAGGTTTATTAGGATCCATATCATACTCTCCCCATTTGTAAGGAGAGTTATTCAGATAAGAAAGAACTCTAAGTTGCTTCGATTGTTCAATAAAATTATCTTGTGTGTAGATTTTCATAACAGGTCAGGTAGGACTCGAACCTACAATCTACCGCTTAGAAGGCGGGGGCATTATCCATTATGCTACTGACCCAAGAAAGAGATCAGTCTTCGATCTCTTGGTCTAGCCAGTCGCCATACTCTTCGATAAGGGCGATGCAGGACTGAGCATCGTTCTGCTCAGAGTGGTAGTGTAGTCGATCAATGATGTGTTGGGTGACTTCACTCTGGTTCATAATAATCTTTGCGGTAGTACCGCCCAAGTATGTTGCTATTATAGTACTTGGGCGTCCCGTCGTCAAGAGACTCGCTCAAGACGTTGTTGAGAAAGAGCTGACGTGTTTCTTCGTAGTTGGTACGACCTTTAGTGGCGTGTACGGAGAGGATTTCGCGTCTGAAAAAGGTATTACTTCCAGCTTCAGAACGTTCTGCATTGAGTAGATCAGAACTTCCGTAGTATTTTTTCCAGTTGCTTTCACTTTTAACTCTCCTACCTCCACCTCTAGGTTTTCGTAGTTGCCAAAAGTATTTTCGTCCGATGTACTCCTTACCATTGAGGAGATTTGTAATCCGATAGACAAAACCGAAATTGTCGTTAATGTCCTCAGATAGAAAAGGGTGTCCGTTAAAAATCCAGGGGTTTTCATAATCACATTCCAATGTACATAATGCTTCTGCCTTATTTAGATCGCAAGTAACGATACTTTAGGGCAGAAAGTTGCCAAGCTTGGGCAAGGGACTTAGGTCCCTCCTTAACGAGAAGTTCTTCTTTCTCAGTAAGGGGGAACCTTTTGTCCATTAGAATCTTACGCTTCCAATAGAGCATTACAGCTTAAATCCAGCGAAAGTATCCTTCTTGACATCCTGTTTGATGCCACCAATGAGATAAGATTCAACCTCAGTCTCTTGTGGTGCCACCTGCATACCCTTAGAGGAGATCCAATGCTCTGTCCAGGGCAGAGGATTGTTATTAGCAGGGACATCATACTGTGGTTTGATACCAATCGATTTCATACGACGATTAGCAATCCACTCAACATACTTAGAGAGGAGACGATCATTCAGACCAAGGATAGAACCATCTTTAAACAGATACTTCGCCCACTCCTTCTCTTCCTCAACACACTTTTTAAAGCAAGCAAGAGTATACTCCTCTTCCTCCTTTGCAATCTCTAGCATCTCGGGGTCGTCCCCTTGCTGCCACTTCTTGATAATGTTTTGAGTGAGGACAAGATGTTGGTTTTCGTCTCGGGCGATGAAAGAGATAATTTTAGCGGATCCTTCCATAAGCTTGAGTTCAGCAAATGCGAAGCTGCACGCAAACGAGACATAAAATCGAATCCCTTCGAGGATGTTGACATTGACGATAGCACGATAAAGTTTACGCTTAAGGTCGCGGAGTGTCCATTGAGCACTAGGAGAATCTTTCCAGTCTGGTTTCCACCAGTTACCAGTTCCATACTCCTGAGCAGCGTTGATGAATTCATCATACGCTTTAGTCACTGACTGTGCTCGTTCAA